GCCAAGCACGGCGCGACATGGGGAATCAAAACCATCGCCGACGTCGAACGCGACGAAGCCCGCAACGCCGATGATCGACGCAACCGCGAAATGCGCGACCGACAAGTGCTCGCCGAGTATGCGTCGCTCGGCATCGATCCGGTCTACGCGAGCGATGGCACGCTGGCATCGCCGTCGCTGTTGCGATCGATCGATCGCATGCCAAGGAAGCACGACCATGCGCCTGTCTACGATAGCGATCGATAGCGATCTGCCGCTCGTTCCGACGCAGTGGTCGGGCGCCTGGGTGCAGCGGCGGCTGATCGAGGCCTACAGCGTCGAGCGCCGGTTGCCGCGATCACGCCGACGCGCCATCACCAACGCCTGGCCGTCCATGGTGGTCGAGTTCGCCGACGTCGTCGGGCGCGCCGATGACGCTCGCGAGCAGATCCTGCAATCGTGGGAATACGCCGATGCGAGCGTGTCGTCCGAGGATGTCTCGCGCATGGAAGCCGCTCACGACTGGCTGCCCAACATCCTCGGTTCGTACCCACAAGAACGGCTTTGCCTCGCACAATGGGCGACTGCGATCGCCTATCGCCGATCGCTGCGCAGGCTGCTTGCACAACGCCGCTGGTCGCGGACTACGTTCTACCGCTACGTGACGGCCGGTGCGCACGTCATCGCGCTCGAGTTGCGGCGACGAGACGAGCCGGTGCTGTGAATTGGATGCCGTGAAGCAGGGGCGGCAGGCTGGCGTGCTTGCCCCACCGATATAGCACCCGTCTCCCGGTTCAGCCAAACCATCTTGACAGACATGAAACCTATGGTACCAATGGGCACATCCATACATGCTTGAGTGGAATGGCGCGCCCGGGCCTCGCCCATGCGTCTTTGCACTGCCCTATACACCCTACATCTCACCCTAAACAAACGCACCAGCGACCCGTTTGCCGGGCTTGGCGGGCCATTCGGCTTGGCCTGCTCGTTGACCGGGGGGGGATGCTAAAAATTAGGATGGCCGCCGCGTATGACCGCGCGTGTGATCTCGCTTTGGTCGCCGCAGGTTTCGGAATACCGGCAGGAACAACGTTCCATCAGATGGAATAAGCCATATGGGCATCCTGATCAGCTTCCTCGAGCTGCTGTTGTACATCGCGGTCATCGTTTTTGTGGCCTATTGCATTGTGTGGCTGATCACGAGCTTCATGGGCTGGACGATCGACGCCAACGTCTACAAGTTTGGCAAGATCATCGTCGGCTTGTTGTGCCTAATCGCCATCGTGGTCTGGATCACCAGCGTGGCGGGATTGGGCGTCGGGTTTCCGCACTTCCTGGTGTACCGAGGATAGGGCGGGTTGGCGCGAGGTCAGGTGCCGGTTAATGGCCGGACAGCAGAAGGAAACAGCATGACCCGTGGACGAAGATGCCGACCGTACTGACGGCGATCATTCCCGCCGGAGAGACCGTATCCGATGTGGTCGATCTCACGGGTGCCACTGCCGTTGTCGGCATCGCCATGCCGCCGGACTGGACCTCGGCGACCACCACGATACTTGGTTCGCCGGATGGTGTTTTCTTTTACGAGTTGCACGATGGCGTCACCGGGCTAGAGCTTGCTTTCAATGTCAGACCCGGTTCGTTGGTGATGCTCAACCCGAACCGGCTGCGCAGTTGTGTCGCGATCAAGCTGCGCTCCGGAACGGCCAGTAATCCTGTCGTTCAGGAAGGCACGCGACAATTCGGCATTGTCGTCGAGGGCGACGTCGTGGCACAGCCGGGCACGGGCACCACTGCGCATGTCATTGAGGACACAACCAACGACTTCCACGGCGTCGAGCAGAACTTTCAGGCGCCGGGGCCAATGACCGTCGCGGTTCAGGCGTGGCTGAAATCAGCCAATCGGCAGGCGGGTTTTGCGATATATAATTCCGATGGCGGCGCCCAAGTGTATTTCGATCTTGCGATCAACGAGATCTATGCCAACAAAGTTCACGGCACCGGCTTTTCCATTTTCAATCTCGCTATCGAGGGGCCCGGTCCCAACGGCTGGTGGATTTGCAGTGCCTCGATCGCTCTTGCTCCAATCAGTCCTACCCAGACGTTTCGGATTATGATCGACAAGGACAATTCCGGCAGTCAGGCCTGGCCCGGTGACGGCGCCAGTTTTATCCAGATCTGGCAGCCGGCGTTGATGGAGGATGGCGGTTCCAATCTGCTGGTCAGCCCGGAGGATCTGACCGATCCGGCGTGGGCGGCGTCCGGCGCGACGGTGCAGAATTTCCCCAACGATACTCTTCCGGCGGCGCCATGATGCAATTGAAGAAGGAAACGGCATGACCCGTGGTCCGCGTCCTATTCCGACGCATCTCAAGCTCTTGCGTGGCAACACCGGCAAGCGCCCGCTCAACAAGGACGAGCCGCAGCCCGAGCCATTCACCGATGTGCCGGACCCGCCGTCGTTTGTGACGGGATATGCGGCCGAGGAGTGGTGGCGTACGGCGGCCGAGCTCCACGGGCTCGGGTTGCTGACCAAGGTCGATGTGCCGGCGCTCGCGGCGTACTGCTATGCGTTCGGCCAATGGAAGATGGCGGTCGAGGCGCTGGAGCGCATACAGAGCGGCGACCCGGTCATGAACGGCATGTTGATCAAGGGCAAATACGGCAACTCCATCGTCAATCCGTTGGTGTCCGTTGTGCGCAAGCACGCCGCCGACGTGGTGCGCTATGCGGCCGAGTTTGGCCTGACGCCGGCTGCGCGAAGCCGCATATCGGGCGGCATTCGCGGCGAAAACCCACAGGGCAAGTTTGCTGGACTCCTCGCCGGTTAAGCGCACGCCGAAAGGCCGGGGGCGTGCAAAGGCGGTGATCCGCTTCATCGAGCAGTTGACAATTCCGTCGGGCACCGGCCAGGGCAAGCCGTTCAAGCTCGAATCGTTTCAGAAGGATTTCATCCGCGACATTTACGAGCCGCACATCGGCACGCGGCGCGCGGTGCGCCGTGCAATCCTGTCGATGGCGCGCAAGAACGGCAAGACCGCGCTGATCGCCGCGATCGTGCTCGCGCACCTGATCGGGCCCGAGGCGACGGTGCATGGCGAAATCTATTCGGCCGCCAACGATCGCGACCAGGCAGGCATCGTGTTCAAGTTCGCGAAGCAGATCGTCGATCTCGAACCCGACCTCGCGGCTGAGCTCGAGGTGGTCCCGTCGACGAAGACGATGATCGCGCGGCGCACCGGCTCGGTGTATCGCGCGATCAGCGCCGAGGCCGGGACCAAGCATGGCTATCTGCCGAGCGTTGTCATCTACGACGAGCTGGCGCAGGCCAAGAACCGCGATCTTTACGACGTGCTCGACACGAGCTTCGGCGCACGCGAGGAACCGCTGTTCATTGCCATCAGCACGCAGTCGAACGACCCGGAGCACGTTCTGTCGAAGCTGATCGACGACGGCTTGAGCGGTGTCGACCCGGCGATCGTGTGCCATCTCTATGCGGCGGACGAGGACTGCGACCTGGCGGACGAGGCGCAGTGGCGCAAGGCGAATCCGGCGCTCGGCAAGTTTCGCGACTATGAGGATCTCGCGACCGCTATACGCAAGGCCATCCGCATGCCGGCCGAAGAGCCGAAGGTCAGGAACTTGTTCTTGAACCAAAGGGTGGCTCCGGTCGCATCGCTCATCAGCCGCGCCGAGTGGATGGCGTGCGGCGGCGCGTCGCGCATCTTTGACGGTGAAGAGGTCTATCTCGCGCTCGACCTGTCGAACACGGTTGACCTGACGGCGCTGATGGTCGGCTCGATCGACGATCCGTGCCGGGTCATGCCGCATTTCTGGAAGCCGAGCGAGACACTGACCGAGCATTCCGGTCGTGATTTCGGTTCGGGATCGCATCGTTACAGGGAGTGGGCGGAAACCGGCAACCTGCATCTCAGTCCCGGCAAGACGATCGATCCCGAAACTATTGCGCGTTTCATCGCGGAGCTGACGCGCCTCTACAGGGTCCGCGGCATGGCCTATGACCGCTGGCGGATCAACGATCTGTTGCGCGAGTTCGATCGCGTCGGCTTGCAGGCCTACGAGGACGGCGACAAAGGCGGCGACGGCTTGCGGCTGATCCCGTGGGGCCAGGGTTTCAAGGACATGGGACCGGCGATCGATGCGCTCGAGCTCGCAGTGATGGAGCGCAAGCTCGTCCATCCGGGCAATCCTATTCTGAACTGGAATATGGCGAACGCCGTCACGGTGCTCGACCCGGCCGGCAACCGCAAGCTCGACAAGGACAAGTCCCGCTTTCGTATCGACGGCGCGGTGGCGCTCGCAATGCTCATGGGACTGCGGGCACGCGATCGGCAGGCGAAGCCGATCGATATCATGTCGTTGATTGGATAACCCATGGCCGAACGCAGTCCGCCGCTCAATACGCTGTACGGCCCGGTCTTTGATGCCGGTCAAGCCTATTCAGCGGTGTTGTCGCTGGCTGGCTCCTACGTTGTCGGCCTGATCACGCCGGACGAGTGGACTCCCGCCGTCGTGTCGGTTCTGGTGTCCACAGAGGGTGACAATTACTACGACCTGTTCGACGGCAAGGGTAACGAGTTCAGCTTCAATGTCGTGCCGGGCACGATGATCAATGTCGATCCCAATCTCTTGATGATGGCGGCTCATCTCAGATTTCGTTCCGGTCGACGCAGTGCTGAGGTGCTGCAGGAACACGACCGGCGGTTCTACCTCGTCACCAAGCAGAGCATAGCGGCGTCGCAAGGTGCGTGATCCAGGGTCCTGGCATCATTTCTACACCGGCCGTTATTGGCTGCGCCGACGGAAGCTTCAATTACGCGAGCATCCGCTTTGTAAATTCTGCGCGAAACGCGGCGCGGTTACCCGGGCAACCGTGGTCGATCACGTCAAGCCCCACCGCGGCGACTGGAACAAGTTCGTGCTCGGCGAGCTGCAATCGCTGTGCGCGAGCTGTCACGACAGGCAAAAGCGTTTCATCGAAACCCGCGGCCACAGCATCGAGGTCGGCGACGACGGCTGGCCGATAGACCC